ATTTATTATGCTAGGTGCAACACGTTTGCCTAGTTATACGTTCAAAATTGGTGAAGGAATTATCTGCAACAAGTGTAAAGAAAAGGCGGTAGCATAAGATGAGTGAGCAGGATAAGACGGCGCAGTTCGTATTCACCGTGGTGATTGCACCCGAAAACAAGCAGTACGACGTAGAACTATGGGATTTTGCAGGCACAGAGCCTAAGCAACTTGCCACAGGAAGAGGTAGCAACTGGCGCACAGCGCTAGGTGAGGCGTTATCGAAGATCGAACTACCAACAGACAAGGTGGAGAAAACCGTGAGCGACCTAGTGAAGGAGAGGGCAGAAGATGAAGGCGTATGAGATAACTATATCGAAGGTGGTGTACCGCACCACAGATGAGTTCAACACAAACGAAGAAGCCCGTATGTGGGCTATGGCAAAGCGTGATAGGTATAAAGAACTACTCGACGATAACAAGGTGGAGTATTTCTTCGAGGTAGAGGAGGTTAGTAATGTCTGAGCCTACGGTAGACTACTGGCGTGCTAAGGCACAGTTGTGTCAAGACCTAGCAATACTACAAGTACAAGATGAGAAGACAGAGAAGGAGGCAGGGATGAACCTTATGCGTATGGTCTACGCCCTGTCTATGGTAGATACATTCAACGAAGGAGGAAGTGATGACAACTGATGAGAACGTGGTGGGATTTCACCCAAAGAATAAACTGGTAAACTTCTACGAGATAGCAACAGAAGAAGGCAACGCAGTATGGGGCGGGGAAGATCCGCACAGTGCATATCAATGGCTACGCAGATCACCTATGAACTCACGTCTATTGGTCTCCTGCTGGGAAGCAGGGGAAGAGGATGCGCGATTGATAATTGAACCCATTGACATAACAAAGATTGTCCACGCAGTACTGGCAGGCACACAATGAGCCTAGTACTGGGTCTGATAGTGGTACTGCTCATAGCCTATGTTCTAATAGTGTGGGAGGATAAGACAAATAATGGAGGCTAAGAATAAGAGAATGGTTGGTGCTGCTAACCAAGCAGTACGCCAACGCAACTACAGAAGGGCAAGAGACCGTGCGTTAGTACGTCTTGCTCATCTTTACCCTGATACCTATAAGCAGTTGCTTGAAATGGAGAAGCAGACAGATGAACAAGAAGGTAAAACGTGGCTTGACCTTGACGGTAATACTATTCCTGTTGTCGGTGTTCGTATCCGCACAGCAGACGGGCGAGGTGCCCCTATCCTCAAAGAAAACATACATACAGGCACGGACGAAGGCGACAATGGAGGAGAAGCGTGAGAACAGGGCACTTACAGTTAGTTACGCACGAGCACTCGGTTACAACAACAGTCAGATCAAGTGTCTGCTCACCCTTTGGACCCGTGAGAGCAGGTTTGACCACCTCGCAGATAACAAACGAAGCACGGCTTACGGAATTGCTCAACTCCTTGGAGAGCGTAGTAGCCAGCCTGAACTACAAATCCTTCACGGTATACGATACCTTGGTCATCGCTACGGAAAATCTGCGTGTCGCGCTCTCCAACATAGCGACAGACGAGGCTGGTACTGATACACTATAAGTGCATCCTCCTTTCGTCGGGACTAAAGAACCTCACCGCTACCCTTCCTGCGGTGGGGTTCTTTATTTGTCCGTAGAGTAGAAGCCTTTGCCTTTGAATTGCACAGGAGGAGAAGTCCACACACGTCTGAACTCATTGTGACAATTGGTGCAGATGTATGTCTCTTCAGGGTCAGTCATCTTACGTTCTATCTGGCGTACATCACCACATCCTGGACATTCATAGTCATATATCATACGTAAGGTGACTCCCCTCCCATAAAGTTAAGTAGTTTACGCAAAGCATTACCGCATCTTCGATCTGCAGTAGAGATAGCACACTCTAGTACCTCACTCAGTTGTTGCAGCGTATAGTTCTCGTGGTATCTAAGGCGTAGTATCTTCTGCTCATCTTCATCTAGTAATTCATAAGCCTTCTTGATATCAATCAACGTTGCTAATAGGTTGCCACCCTCAGCAGGAGCAGAAGGTTTACGTGGTGTGCCGTCATTGACTAGGTTCTGTGCCTGTTCAATGGCAGTATCATTGACCACGCTTGCAATTACATAAGGTAACAGTTGTGCAATAGTAATAACATCATAGAAGGATTCATCATTGGTCTGATATCCAGATCGAGTGGCCTTCTCTTTGCGGGCATAGCGTTCAATAGCACGCTTCATCTGCCAGCCTATACGCCTTTGATTAGCAAGGCGAATACTCTCGCTCTCTTCTTCTAGTAACCCATTGAAGTAAGAAGCACGTGTCATTAGCCAGGCGTATGCCTCTTGTGTCAGGTCATCACGGTCTACATACTTACGATAACGGCGATGAACAAGGGTTACTACACTAGGCACAATGTCATTGAGTATTGGATGAGGTTCAGTCACAGTCAGGTAGCACCAAATCTATAGTGTGTTGGATGTTAAGTAGTTTGATAGCAAGGAAGTCAATGTAATTACTGGCATCTGCTAACTCTTCGATCAGTTCTCTAATGGTATCTGAGGTAGTAAAGGACTCGAACTTCTGCCCCTTAGCGTGTGAGTACTGGTCGTGGCCCACACCCTTGACTCGCATAGCACGAAGAGATGCAAAGGATTCAATGAAGGATGTTAAGTCCTCAGTTGATACACCCAGTGCACGGTAGCCAGTAACTGCAGCGTGATCTACTAACGGGTTGGCTGCGGGCGTATCAGTATTGTCTGAGTCTTCCTGTCTTGGTGCAAGATGTGAAAGCCCATATGCTGCAAAGTCTGTAGCATTATGACCCATTCGTTCTCGGTCATCGTCATACATCACGCACCTCCAAATAGTTTTAACGATTCTTCTTTGCCGTGTGCAAGGTAGTAATCGTTAATGTCCATTGATGCAGGCAATGATACTATGCGTGAGTTCAATACTTCTTGTGAGACACGGCGAGAGAACTCAGCCCCAGGATTGGTGCCGTCCTCTTTGATATCGTTATCACCTACAATGTAGACGGTATCGTATCCAGTAAATAACTTAGAGAAGTGTGGCTTCCAAGCCTGCACTCCAGGCACACCCACTGCAGGTAGATTGATTAGACCTGATACAACTACTGCATCTAACTCACCTTCACATATAACAATGGCACCTGAATCAATAGTTATATCAGCAACATTAAACAGGTGAGCCTTCTGCCCTGTTGGTGCACCGTACTTAGGTTTGCCATCATCTAGCCTACGAAACTTAACGCCAACACACATACCCAACGCAGTCAGATAGGGGATAGAAAGCCAGCCCGCGTGGTTTTCGTGACCATTAATAGGGTCAGTGACTAGTCCTAATGAAAACTGCAGAGCAACATCTTCAGAGATCCCACGTCCTTCGAGATACTCCAGCGCCTTTGCGTCCAGACTTTTGCTGTAGTGTGTGACCGCTTCCAGCAACGATTTCGATTGCTCTTTTGAGTGCATCCTTAAACTCCAAGTTCTCTATTATCCCGACAACATTTACTGCATTGCCACCCTTCCCACAGGTGTGACAAAAGAATAGGTTGTCATAAGTATTGATGACAGCACTACGTCTTTTATCTGGGTGGATGCAGCACCTAACAGATGCTGACCTACCCTCTCTTACTTCCCCACCATAGTGGGTAACAATCAATCCTATGGGGATTGTGTTTGCATCAACGGGACCTTTGAACCCTCCCGCTTTACGTACCCTGGACCAGTCTTGTGTTGGCATACACACCCCTTGAAGTCGCACTTGTCGTGCCAATTAGAGGCACGTTTGTAATGGGAAAGAGAGTTCTCTTCTCCACCTTTCATACAGTTTTCACAAATCATTTGAACTCCTTCAGTTCAATTACTGGTACACGCCATCCACTAATAGTCTCATCCCTGTAATGGGATGTAGCATACTCTTCAGGGTTACAGTAACCATAGACCTCAACCTGTGAGTAATAATCTTCATCAAGAATCTTTGTGCCTACTAAGATCTTCCCGTTATCCTTATTCCAAAATGGAATAGAATCACGTGTGCGTACAGTGCGTACCTCAAAGTTGTTACCAACATCAGGTAGTTTTGCACGGCGTGGGTGTAGTTCATTGGGATACCACGGTACGTTCCACGCAGTATCAGTCAATGATGCAACAGCCCACTCAGATACGTTGGCCCGCACATTAGCAAGAAGTTCGTGCTCTAAGTAGCCGTTCTTCTTACCTTCTGCATAGTTAGGTCTGTCTACTGACCCATACTTAGCGAGCCAACGCTCTGTTGCTAACAAGGTACAGACTCGTACCTCATCCTTGCTCAGTTGAACTATCATCTACTTCTTCTGCATCAGCAGCGATGAGTGCTTCATCTAGTGATGCTACTTCTGGTACTAGTATCTCTGTTGTTGTTATTTCTCCACCTGGTACTGGCATTATTGTTTCTCCTTTAGCCATTGAGTTAAGTCTTGGATTACCCAAGCCTGATCTATTGATGCGTTGCGACGCTTAACTACAACATAAGACATAGGTACTTCCCCAAGACCTCGTGCCTTTGCATAGTTAAGCGCCTCAACTTGCGCTTCTCTCCAGAACTCAGGCAGGGAAAGGGTCTGCCTGTTCTTGAGTTCAAGGATGTAAGTTTCTCCCGATATGATAACAACCATATCTCCTTCATCCTTTGCCCCAGCCTTAGTCAAACGCTCTGCCATAGCACCCGCATTGCGGAGCCACTTCATTACATCTGTCTCAAACTGAGAACCTTTACGTCCGTTCTTGTTAGCCATTAGTACACCGTCTGCATATTAGAGTGCAAGTATGCCCTGCCTTGTGCATCTTGGTCTCCTATCTGACACGCTGCGAAGTTAACAAATAGTGTAGCCCATTTAGAAGCATCTGCTGTATGTGGACCAAAGCGGTTCTTGACTGCAGCCACACGCAACATACCCTGTGATGGGTCATAACCTAATGTAAGTATAAGAGCAGGTAACTGACTGACCTTACCGTGAATAGCACGGCGTGGAGGTGGCATCAACGGTGACCCATACTCGCTCTGTTCTGATACGTGATGAAGTACTAAGACACAAGCCTCTGTCTTGCGTGCCATATCGTGCAGTTCCATCATAATTGCACGTAGTCCTGCCCATTCATTGTCTGTTTCGGCTGCAACATTCATTAAGTTATCAATGATAATTAACTCAGGTGCTATGCCAAAGAGTTCAACGTAGGCTTTGATTTCTAATTCAATGTCATCGAGTGATGGACTTGAATCAAAGACCCATTGTATGTGCGACATCTTGGTTAGGTGGTCAGCGTAGAAGTCATCTTTGTATTCCATATTGGATTCAACTGTTAACTGTGTATGCCCTGAGATCTGCGCTGCTGAACGCATCAAGACTGTAGCAGTATCAGTATCGGCTGAAAAGAAAAGTGTTGGTACCTTTGCCTT